GTACAAAGTCAGGGGTATAGGTGCGGTAGGCTAGGTCTTCCCATTCAATCTTGATATTCTCGTAGTCGTATTTAATCTTGTGTTCATCAAGATAAATGGATAGCTTGTGTTCTAGCCCACTGCGATACCCATGTTTTATAGCCATACGCCTTGCCTTATGCAGCAATTACATCTCCAATGTAACTAACTGTAGGCGGGTTCTTAGCCTGTGACTTTACAGCAGGACGCTCAGTAAGACTATCCCAACAATCAAAACGGTAGCTGCAAAATTTACATCCGTTATTGAGGACTTTATTACCTGTGGGCTTGCCACGAAAAGTTTCAGGCACTGGTTCAAAACATCTTTCAAACTTGTTCTCCTTTACTGTCTTTACTGTATTTTCAATTTTAGCAAGTTCAGCATCCATGTCAAGACCTGTGGCTGGCACATATTTAAAGTGACCATTGGCCTTGTTGACTACCCACCAGCCACCCGCACGTTTGCCGGAAGCCTTGGCATAACCTGCAAGCTGTCCCACGTAACCAAACCCGTCTCCTGCTGCGAGGGTATCATAAGATTCAAACTTGTTTCGGTAGGACCAGTCTGAAGCTGATTTAATATCATCAACTGCATCGTTAATGACAATATCATATGAGCCATTAATACTAGTAGTACCAAGGTTAAGAGTGACTTTTTCAGAATCATTGTATTTTACTCCTGCTTCTTTTAAAAGACCTTTGAACACTGCTTCTACAATGTCTCCGATCATCATATTCATCATAAAATTAATTGGCATAGGTATAGCTACCTCTGGTTTATTCTTTTCGTACCAGAGTTGGCAAGTGGGGCGACCTACATTAGACATTCGTATTCTGAAATCGCCCCGCTTTTTACCGCTGCCAAACTGATTACGCAGAGCATTTGCTACATCTGCAGCTACCTGTTGAATGGTAGCCTCAGTCATGGCACTGTCTCCTCGAACCGCATCAGTCATATACTGATGCAGTGTTAGTTCAGCGGGATGGTTCATTATGCTGCATCCTCATCGTCAATGACAATATCAACAATGTCATCTACTACGTCTACATCCTCGTCTTCCATTTTAGAATTAGCTTTTTCTGACCAAGAGTTTAGAATGTAGGTGTTGTAGTTGTCTACCCAAGAAAGGAAATTAGCAAACATGTCGTGCTGCTCTTTTTCAACCTCAAGTACTTTGGTGACATCCAGAGATGCAATAGGTACGTAGTAGGATGCACCTGTAGGAATCTTACGCTCATCAGATTTTAGATTGATGACGTGTTGAATGGGAAGTAACGACATCTTTGTCATGGTAGCAAAGCTTTTACCTAACTCAGTAAATGCATCACGATTGTCAATTTCCCATACTACTGGTGTTTCATCCACGTCTACTGGATTACCTTTGTCATCCGTAGGGTTAATCATCTCTACAGTACCAAGAATTACACGAACACGCTTAATTGACTTTAGCAGTTCTTGCATCTTCTCTGGTAATGCCTTGAAGTCTTTGATGTACCCAGCCGGTTTACCACAGTTAAACCCGCCATCATTGTCTTTCAAGTCAGACTGAAGTTTAGCGTCATCAGTCATAACACTCTTAACATAACGGTTAGGGGATTTGCCTGTAGCCTGCACAAAACGCTTGTACATGAAACGCTGTAGAAATGGACGTATCTTAATTTCTGAAGCGTAGTAGGTTGGGCCATCTGGAATTTCCAGTTTGTAAGAACCGCCTTCCACTACTTCAACATTAACCTTTTTACCGTTTACTTCTGCTGGACCCATGAGTGGGGTATGGTGTATGCGCAGTCGTGCCAGTGAACTACTAGCAGCACCTGTAGGTTTTTCATTAGCAATGCCCATAGCCTTTGCCATAGCAGCATAGTTGTTTGTGTCGATAGTCGTAAGTTGTGACATATATTTCTCCTTTCATAAAAACAATGAGACATAGTTATATCATGCTATGTCCTTAACGTCAAGCCAATTCGGACCTATTTTTGCCTCTAAAAGTAAAGGCACATTAAACTCTACACCCCAGCGTATTGTAATCAGTTCAAGTAGTCTATCATTAGTGTCTTGTATTACACTGATAACCTGTGCTTCTTCATCTGGGTGTATATCAATAACAATACTGTCGTGAACTGAATTTACTATACATGATTTCATATCCTTTAGCAAGTACTCGATGTGTAATAATGCAACAGGAACAATATCTGCTGTAGCAAACGATTGCACAGGATAATTCTTGATCTGTGTAAAGTGTGATAC